AAATAATACTTTAACCGGAACTATAGATGAATTTAATACTGCTGTTACTGATGCTGATCTAGCAACGATTGCTGGTGTTGAAACATTAACAAATAAAACTTTAACAACTCCAATTATATCTACAATATCAAATACAGGTACATTAACTTTACCTACATCAACAGATACATTAGTTGGAAGAGCAACTACTGATACACTTTTAAATAAAACTTTAACTGCTCCTGTAATTAGTTCTATTGTAAATACAGGAACTTTAACATTACCTACTTCTACAGATACTTTAGTTGGTAAAGCAACAACAGATACATTAACAAATAAATCTATTGATCTTGCAACTAATACAGTTACAGGAACTATTGCACAATTTAATACAACATTAACTGATGGCGATTTTGCTACACTTGCAGGATCTGAAACTTTAACTAATAAAACAATTAGTGGTTCAAATAATACAATATCAAATATTGCAAATTCTTCTTTAACAAATTCTTCTATTACAATTAATGGTAGTTCAGTTTCTTTAGGTGGATCTGCTACAATAAGTGGATCTGAAATAACAGCTAGTGGAGAAATATTTTCAAATTATAATGTTATTTCTTCAAATGCTACAACAACAACATCTTCTACTAAGAATGCTTTCTTACATGGAGATATAAATGTATCTGGTTCAGCTGTTTGGGATGTAACAGGTTCTGGTTCTTTAAGAATTATAGATAAAGATCCTGATGTATTTCCTGCATCAAGAGGTGGAACAGGAATAAGTTCTATTGCTGGAAATAAAAATAAAATTTTAAAAGTAAATTCTACTGGCACAGCTTTTGAACTTCAAAATGCAGACTTTGTAAAATTAGCAACTACAAATGTAACATCAAATACAGCATCAGTTTCATTTGATGGATATTATTCAAGTGAATTTACAAATTATATAATTTATTTTACCGATGTTTATCCAGATACTAATGCTGTATCTTTTAGATTAAGACATAGACGTAATGTTGGAGATTATACTTCAGCTAATTACAATTGGAGTGTTGGAGGAGGTTATCGTAATTTTGCAAATACTGCAGCTGCATTTGCTGAATCATCTTTGTCTGGAGATACCTCAATTGCACTGCATGTTTCAGATTTATCAAATTCAAATAATCATGTATTGAATGGATTTATAAATATTTATAATCCTTTAGTTACAGGAAAATATAGAACTATAACTTACAACACTGGTTCAGTAGATGCTGCAAGCGGTACTTATTATAATGGTAATGGTTATAGTGTTTTAACAGGATTACAAACTTCAGCACTAACAGGAGTAACTTTTTTTATGAGTACTGGAAATATAAATAGAGGGAAATTTACACTTTATGGTATTAGACATTAAATAAAACTATGAAAAAAATTATTAATAATATTGAATATGATTTAACAGAAGAAGATCTAATTCAAAAAGAATTAGACTTTATTAAATCAGAAGAAGATAGGCTTGCAAGAGAACAATTATTAGCAGAACAAGAGACCAAGAGACAAGCTGCTATTGATAAACTATCTTTATTAGGATTAACTGAAGATGATATTAAAGCTATACTTAATATTAAATAATGTTAAACTTGACTTTATATATTAAAAAAACTAATTATTAATTATGCCAAGCCAAATTAAAGTAGATCAAATAACAGGTTCAGCTTCAAGTACAGTTAGTATTCCAAGCGGAACAACATTAGATCTAAGTGTAGCAACAATTATTTATCCAAGTTCAGCAACTATTAAGTATGTTAATAGAATTTTATTAACAGCATCATCTGGTACTTATACAAAACCATCAAATTTAATTAATGCTAAAGTTTGGTGTATTGGAGGTGGTGGTGGAGGGGGAGCTGCAGATACAGGAGCAAACAATGGACAGTCTGGTGTGTTTGGTTCTATTACTTATAAAAATTATTTATTCGCAGATTTAGATTCAACAGAATCATATACTTGTGGAGCTGCTGGAACAGGAGGAGCTGCAGGAACAAATGATGGAACAGCAGGCGGAAATAGTACATTCAAAGGTTTAACTGCAACAGGCGGAGCTGGCGGATTTTATTCAAATAGTGGAAGTCGTGCTAACGCAGTAACTGCTGCAGCTGGTTCAGGAGGAGATATAAATTACAGTTCTGCTTTTGTAGGTTCAACTTCTAATGCCACAGAATCTTTAGTTGATAATACAGCTGCTGGTTCTGCAAATGGATTATCTTTAATATTTGATGGTGCTTTACTTGGCAATTTTTTTAATACAAATTCTTATGCTGTGGCAACAGGAGCTGCTGGATTTTCACCAGTAAATGGTTATGGTCAATCTGGTGGAGGAGCCGATGGTACATCTGCTGCATTAGCAGGTGGTAATGGAAGACCAGGCTGTATTTTAATAGAAGAATATTTGTCATAATTAATGACAACAATATTATTATTAATTTCTTTAATCATAGGTATCTACATTGGCTGGAAATATCATCAATCAATAAATGATATTATAGAATCTATCAAATCAATCTTGAAAATTTAATAGTTAAACCTATATATGCTTCATTAACCAATGGAGAATATTATGTTAAACTATACTGATATTAAAAACTACTGGAATAAATTCTTTAATGATTATACATCAGACGTTAAGTCTTTCTGGAATAATTATTTAGAAACTATCCAAAAGGTTTATGAAAATAAATAAATAATATTTATAAAACAATAAGTTATAAAAAATAATTTTATTTACTTATTGTTCAACTAACCTTATCTCGCCTCTGCCTAACCAACTAATAGGAGTTAGCATGGCAAAAAAAAGTAAATCTGCAGAAGATATAATCTATCAGATTAAAGATCTGCTTGATGATCTTGAACTCAAAATCAATCCTGAAGATAATTGGGATGACGAAGATGAGAACGAAGATCTTGATATAGATACTGACGAAGACGAAGAAGAGTAGTCTATAGGATAAGGGTGGTAGAAATACCACCTTTATTTAATTATCCCCATACAATTCATAATTGACTTTTTATCCACAACCACTATAGGTGGTGTATGAAAAAGAAACACAAGACTATATCTGCTACATCAGTCAGACTATCGGCACATGAAAAACTTTGTGCTGAGAGAATGCAACAACTTATTAAAACAATTGATGAGTTGAAAGTAGAAGTCAAAGATCTTCGTGGTGATATGAACAAAGGAAAGGGTGTTATTTATTTCATTATATTCCTAGGTGGTATTGCTACAGCGATTGGTAGTTTCTTTCAGTTTAGATAAACAACACAAGGTTTACATTGCGAAAGGCAGACAAAGGATTAGTATCCGAAGCATTAGCTCAAGCATACTTTGCTAGAGATCCAAACCTTATTGTATTCACAGCACTAGGTGGCGTTGGTCCAATAGATATTGTAACTTATAATATTATTACAAAAGAATATATCAACTATGACGTGAAGACTGTATCATATAGAAAATCAAATACTGAATATGGTCATAAGAATAATGATCGCATTAATAGAACTCCATCTAAAATACAAAAGGGTATGAACGTAAAGATTGTTTATGTTTATGAAGATGGTAAGATAGTTATAAAATAATTGAAAGGATAACTATGTACGAAGATCTTAAATCAAGAATAAAAAAACATGAAGGCTTTTTAGCTAAGGTTTATTTAGATTCATTAGGTAAAGCTACCATTGGCTATGGTCATTTACTTACAGAAGAAGATGATTTTGTTGAAGGTGTCATCTATGACAAAGATATATTAGAATCTTTATTTGAAAAAGATTTTAATAAAGCTGTTCAAGGCGCAGAAGAATTACTTAAAGATTATGATATTGCTTTGATTGCAAAAGAAGTAATCATTGAAATGGTATATCAATTAGGAAAGACAGGAGTATCTAAGTTTAAAAAAATGTTTGATGCTTTAAAGAATAATGATTATAGTAAAGCTGCTGCGGAAATATTAAACTCAGCATGGTATAGACAAACACCAAGCAGATGCGAAGAGTTGTCAAACTTAATGAAGAGTTGTCATTGATATGTGGTGGAGCATAATACCAACTGTATTTAAAACTGGTGCTGAGATTTATAAAAATCATAAGCAATCAGAACTATTAGAGAGTGAGGCTGAACGTAGATACTTTGAACGTATGGCTGCTGGTGAAATTGAATATCAAAGAGATGTTTATGAAGATCAGCAAAAAGGATGGAAGGATGAGCTGGTCTTGATTATTGTCTGCATTCCTATTGTGCTTTTATCTTATGCTATCTTTACTGACGATCCATTAATCAAATCTAAATTAGATTTATTCTTTGATTATTTTGGTAAGTTTCCTACTTGGTATCAATGGTTAATAGTTGGTATTTTTGGTGCGATCTATGGACTTAAACCAACACTTGATATATTTAAAAAATAATGTCTGACGAAATACCTATAAATTTTTTTGAAAGTTATGATAGAAAGTTCTCATTGCTATCTCAGCAAACAGGAAAGAAAAAAGTAAAGAAGAAACAAGATGGCAAAAAAAAACCTAGAAAATAAATACATTAAGCCACCTACTAAAAAAAGAAAAGGAAGACATACTAAGCGTGTAAATAAACATAAGACTTATAAAGAATACGTTGGTCAAGGTAGGGTATGATACAATTATTATTAATAAAGATTAGCAATTGGTTAATGCCTGAACCTAAAAGAAAAAAGCGTGTAATTAAATTTAAAAAGATTATAAAAAAAGGTAAGAAGTTTATATGAATGAAAACAAAATAAGCAAATGTATTTTTAGATTATGGATAGGATTATGTTGTTTACTCAATCAGTGTAGATGTGATAAAGTAAATGAAGACGACTTTAATCCTTTTAAAGAAAAATTATAATGGTTAAAAAAATATATCAAAATCCTCAAGGTGGTTTAAACGAAGCTGGTCGTGCATACTTTAATAGAAAAGAAGGATCTAATTTAAAAGCTCCTGTTAAATCTGGAACAAATCCAAGACGAGTTTCTTTTGCTGCTAGATTTGGTGGGATGAAGGGATCTTTATTATCTAAGTCAGGCAAACCTACAAGATTAAAACTAGCACTTAAAGCCTGGGGATTTAGTTCTAAGGAAGCTGCTAGAAACTTTGCTGCAAGACATAAGAAGAGTTAGTCTTGGCTAAGAAAAAAGTTATTCTTAAATCATGTGGCAACTGTCATATCTGTGGCAAAGAACACATGAGCAATGAAGGTGGCTGGGTTATTAATGCAGAGAAATTAAACTTCTGTCATTCATTAGATCATAGTTGTTATGAAATTTATTTTAATAATGTAAGAGCCGCTGAAAAACAAAAGGTTGTAAGTAATCCAGAAAATGATAAACGTATGAACATGTACATTGAGTACTTAAAGAAACAAAAGTGTAAACATAAATACCAAGGAGAAATATAATGCCATTAAATAAAAAGGGGAAAAAGATTCTTGCAGCCATGGAAAAAGAGTATGGCAAAGAAAAAGGTAAATCTGTTTTTTATGCATCTGAAAATAAAGGTACTATAAAAGGTGTAAAGAAAAAAGGTAAATCTTTAATGTCAATGTAATATGGAATCTAAATATCACGAAACAAAAGAAGGTAAAAAAGTTCGTAAAGGATTATATTATAACATTAATCAAAGAAAAAAATCTGGTACATCAAGAACTAAATCTGAATCAACTATATCTAAAAAAGCCTATAAAAGTTTATTAGCTGGATTTAAAAAGTAATTACTTAACATTATCCATTACATACTTATATCTGTTCCAGATAACGTGATCTGGTTTCCAGAAATGTTCTTTATTAATTTTCATTTTAACATGATGGATCATAGTCGTATGATCTCTATTGCCTAAGATAACTCCAATCTTTGTAAATGGCATAGAGTATTTATCTCTTAAAACATTTATAAGAATTGATCTTGCAATCACAGCTGACTGTATTCTAGTTTTGGCAATGATCTCATTAACATCTATACCAAGTTGATTTGCAACAATAGTAAGTATTTGTTTTACATTCTCAGGTACAACAACATCATTAATTGTTACATACTTAACAACTTCTTTAATGACTGTTTGTCTATGTCTAACATTCTTACCAAAATATTCTCTTGCTAATTTATATCCAGTTCTAAAACCTGCACGATATAATTTTTTTTCTCTACTATCTAAGTTGGCAAAACTATTATTAGCATATCTTAATTTGATTTGTTTTTTGAATTCACTTGGTGTCATTGTATTTATCATCTTTCTGTCTAATACTTGTTGATCTAACTTTAACCTCTCCTACTTTAACCTTAATAAACAATCCTGTTTTCTTAGGATCAAGTGCATGTTCGGCTGTGTCAAATTCTTCTACATAAGTAAAATGACATTCACCTTTTTTTAACCTTACAACTTTCATTACTTTTTCTTTTGTCTAAGTTGTTTAGTCATCTTGCAATAGATTGCTAAATCATCATAGCTATCTGCTTTATATTTCTTTGTGCATCTATAAAGTTTAAGTGCCATCATAATATGACCAACATCTTCTGGGTCCAGCGCAACTTTAATTTTAGTAAATAGAACGATAGAGAATAGTTCCGCAAGTAATGCAAAGTTTTCTTCGTAATCTCCATATTCTTTATGGCGATCTTCTATAATTTTCTTTTGTATTTTTTCTTCAAGACTAATGAAGTCTTCTTTATTAATCATATATCTCCTTTGTTGTTTTACTCTACCCCTAGGGAAACAACGAAAGGTTAGCCATGACTGGCTGATGAAAAACCCTAGGGATAGAATTAATAATAGTGTTACCTACTATTAGTACTGTCTATTACCGAAAGACTTGTTGCTTGTAAACGATTTCTTTTGAAATCCACCAGCTTTAAATCCTTCTTGTTTATTTGCTCCTGCTTGTGCTGCTTCTTTTTTAGTTAAGATAATTGTGTATCCGCCAGTAGCGTTTCCATCAATATCTGTTCCATCAAATGCACAATAGTCAAACCAAGATCCACCAATGTTCACGTTCACTCTCCAATTTTTTCCTTCTGGAGCTTTAGGTGATATAGGTGCAACCATCACTGGTTGATTATCTCCTGGTTTCTTATTTGTGTTTGGGACAAGATTTAAATAAATCTTATCTTTGATTGGTTCGTTCATCTATTATACCTCATTTTGAGTTGTGATCTCATCACGCTTACTATTAAATTTATTTAAGATTGAATTGTAAGTAGCGAGATCTTTTATTTTTATCTGTTCAAGTAGTTCTTTATTAGCACGCCACAGAAAATCTAGTTTAGCTGTGTGCGGTGCGTAATGAACATTCCTGATCAGCTCATTTATAATGTTACTATCAATTACTTTTGAAGTAACACTCTTTCCATTCATAGGCTGTACTGGAATATCTAATTCCCTGTACTCTTCTGCTGAAGTTATATCTTCAAGCAACAAACCCATAAATGATAAGGCTCTTGTGATAGCAAATGTTTCTGCTATCTCAATATATCCTGGTTTATCTCTAAAAGTTTTAGAGTACCCAGTTGATATAATTCTTTCTGGATCGTAACCCATAATCATACACTTCATAATCACATAACGATCTGAGTGTTCTACTATCATGCAGTTGATTCCGTATTCAGTACCAAACACTTCTCTAAAATATTTAATCTTGCTCCATGCTGATACTGTAGTTTTACCATATTGATTTGTGTAAGCACCATTAGCTAGACACAAATCATTAACCATTTTTATTTTATCTTTCATTGTTTCCTCTATATTGTTTTATAATTGCAAGTATATGCAAACACTTCCTTAGACTTGTAGTATATACCTGTTTTGTTTTTTGCTGTACTGAACCTACTTGTGTGTACATAAGTATATTTATTAAACAAAGTATCACACAAACGAGGATCAATATTATCTACTTTATATTCGTATGAATGACTATAACCATTCATAAGAATTATTGTGAGTATAATTTTCATTTAGCAATTAAATAAACTAACAATATAAATATTGTTATTATTAAAAATATTTTAATAAACATATTTTTAAACTCTCTATCTTCTTTCTCTTTCAATTTACGCATAATAATATCGTGTCTAAATTGCTGACGAATTTTATCGTGCTGTTTTTGATACCAATTTATATCCATATTCCTACACATCCTTCCATAACGAAGCTGCATCTTCAATCATCTCAGGTTGTAAATCTCTCCACATATAACTAGAAAAGTTTGGTGGAGGAATTAACTGAGCCATGCGTCTTACGTCTCCTTCACATGCTATAACTAAGTTCTGTCTTACTCTTGCTTTTTTATAATCTTGTTCAACAAGAAATTTTAAATAGTCTGGTTTTAATTGCTCGCAACTATCTTGTGTGAACACATTAAAAGAATCTTGATTGACATAAAGTAAATGAGGAATCTTACCAGTACTATGAAAGTAGAAGGCAACTTGCTTCAAGTGATTTTCGTCAGGGGTTTTTGG